AAACTGCTCAGCAGCATCCGGCTCACCGGACTGGGGCAGGGAGTTGATGGCTGCCTCTACTTTGTTGCGGGCATCGACCAGGTAGTAGCGCCGAACGGCTTTATTTTTCAGCTCAGTAAAAAGCGCGGATCCGAGAGTTGCTTTTGCTAACTCAATATCTGCCCGCACGGCTTTTGCCTGGTCCACTGATTGCGCTGTTTCAATGCGATCGCGGAACTCGTCGGCCAGCACGTCGATATTGGTACCGGATTCCTGTGCGCTTGTGGTTGTCTCAGGAGCGCCGCGCGTTATCTCGCCCAAAGTGACACGCTGCTGCGCCGGGTTGATTACTTTTTCCTGACGCTCTTCGATTTCATCGGCAGTGTATACACCAAGAATCACATCGGGACAGTGCAGACGAGCCCAGCGCTTAACTCCCAGATAAGCCAGCTGCTGGCGGGGATCGCTTGCCCAGAGTGTCGAATTACGCACCTGAGCCTGAGACAGCATAAGAACGAGTTCACGGGGTTCGTCCTCGCCCTTCATGGTTGCCCATACGCGGACACCTACGCCTGCCTCATCTTTCATATCCCAACCCGGCGCGATGTACTTTTTCCCCTGTCCATTGGTTTTCTCAACGAACCGGCCAATAATGTTCTCCCACGCACCGAACCAATCAAAATGCAGACGGTCCTTTGTGGGAGACATGTTCGTGACGACAGCGTTGACCAGCTGAGCTTCATAACCGAGTACGCCGCTATTCCCGACGATGAATGTTTTCTGAGCCACAGCGAATGGATCCATACCCCAGCGGGCAGCCTGCATTACCACAGCCATACAGGCGTCAGGCTTGCCACGAAAATGCTCTGGTACGAACGCGCCGCTGTTCGCCATGACCGCCGACAAGGTCCGGAGGCGTTCGAACAGTTCACCGTTGGTCAGGATTGAAATGTTGTCGATCATCTGCGTTTTATTTTCGTTATTAGAAATTACTGTAGACATTGTCATTTCCCCTTATGCCTGTTCGCGCAGCGCTTCAAGGCGGCGCAGGTCGAAGTCGTCAAGTTCATCGGTATAGTCATCGGTGATCGGCGCAGGCCACTCTCCTGTGTCGAACCCGGTAGCGATAGCGCGCATGGTTTTGCGGTATTCCAGCATGCCCAGTTCCAGCAGCTCTGCAGATGCCTCGATAATGGCGATCCAGTGGTAGTTCTCGTCTTTGTTAACGAAAATCCAGAAGAACTGATCCAGCGCTGCGGTTTCGCAGTACATGGCCGCGCTCAGATGGTAATCACGCATCCGGATCTCACGGCGGAGTCGGGCTTTCAGCGCATCTGCTTTTACATCCCACATGCTGATAGTTTTGAGGTCGGCACCGATACGGACGCCGTCCAGCTCGATTTCGAGGTCCGGGCGCACGCGGATTTCTAAACCTGTCTCTTCGTCAATGCCGAAATAGCTGGTCTCCACGGCGCGGCTCGGGTGCGTCAGCAGCATGCCGGAGGTCGGGTGTGCCAGTAATGCAGACTGAATGGCTCGTGCGGTCGCCAGCTGCTGGCGGGTCACGAGCACCTTGCCTTCCGGGTTCTCGCGCCAGGCGTCCAGCAGCTCGTCGGCGAATACGGCTTCCGGACGGACTGCCTTGAGCGCCTGGATCATGTCGGCTTTGGTACCGGACACTTTCAGCGGCGAGGGCTTCTGTGCCTCCTGTGCAACCATGTCAGGATTGACGATCGCCAGCTGCTCGAGGAGGGCGTCACGGCTGCCGGTAGTTTTCATCGGCGCGGGCAGGGTGGCGTTGTATTCTTTGATGCAGGCCTTCATAGCTGCAGCGGTCTGTTTCTTGTCGGGCTCGATGCGCTGGAACTCCACCGGCAGCGCCATATAGCTCTCTGCGGTTTCGTCTACTGCTGCGCCCAGCGGCAGCGGGGCGGGCAGGGTAGCGTTATGGGCCTCCAGCAGCGCTTTGATATCGTCAGCGCTCAGCTGCGGCGGCAGGCTGGCGTTGTATTCCTCGATACTGGCGCGGATCGTTGCAGTCGTGGTGAGCACGCCTTCCGGCATTTCCGGCTCGATGCTGAACTCGGCGGCCAGCGTCTCCGGCTGCAGCGCCAGCGCATGCACCAGATTGCCCATGTCGAGCACCTTCGACCGCTCCTTCTGGATGGTCTTAGAGACGTGGCGCGCTTCGAAATACATCAGGGAGACGCGGGCGTCTTTTACCATAGTGCTGCTAATGCCGTTTGCCGCATGATAGACCTCGTTCGGCAGGCCCTCATAACGGCCCGGCTCGAAATAGGCTGGCCATTGCTGCGCGGCAGCTTCTGGCTCGGGAATATCCACTACTGGCTCGATTTCTGGCGTTTCCGGTTCGGTTTGTGGCAATTCCGGCTCATCCTGGTGCAGGAGGACGACTTTCTGGTTCAGATCGGCAGCGACGTCGCGCGCCAGCTCCGGCGCTCTGGCTGCCAGTATTTCTGCCCTAGTTAAAGTACTTGCTTGCGCAGCTGCTGCATCATTGCCTTCGACCGCTGATAACTCAGCACCAGCCTGGCTTTCGCTCTGGTCAGTCTCTTCCATCTGCACATGTACGACGCTCTCCGCTTCCTGTTTTGCGACTTCATTTGAGGGGGTGGTCAGCAGACCATCGATGGAGAACACGCCGCTGCCCAGGCTCTTAACTTCGGGCTGGGCTGGTTCACTGGCGGTGGCGTTATCTACAGCTGGGGCGATCACCAGCGATTCAACAGCCTGCCAGCGATCCTCGCTGTCTGGTTTTCCTGTATCCGGGATGAATGCCACTTCTTTGCCGTTCTGCGCGATGTAACTAATTAGCTTTGGTGTCTCGTTATGAATGCCTTCAGGTGCATTGCGGATCAGGACGAATACGGCAGCACGTGAAAAGTCCAGAATGCCCGGCGTCTTGCGCAGCTGAGTGCTCCAGGAGCTCCAGGGCTCTTCTTTGTTGGCGATGATTTCTTTCGCACGGCGCAGCACGCCACCCGGGATCTCGTAAATGTTGTAATCCATGGGCAGCAGGGCGGCCGCGATTTCAATATCGAGAGTGTCGAGCGTATGTTTCAGATCCGGATTGCGATCGGTAGGGTTGCCGCCGCCAGCATTGGTACCAGAGTCAGTGCGCTGGATACCTGATTTGCCAGCTTTCTTGAGCCATTTAGCAGTGACGCCGTCACGGTCAACTTTTTTGCCTGGGGTAGTTATTGAAGAGTCGCTGTTGTGCGCCTCGATCCATTCTTTGAAGAATGAAACCAGTTGCGCCAGCTGCGGAGCTGGACCGTCGACTGACCAGATAGACTGGGTGGCTGCAAAAAGTTCTGCCAGGGTTTCGGGGAAAACATGCTGCAGCTGGCGAACCTGCTCATTGCGGCATGCCAGCAGCACGTTCTGCGGGTAGGAGGCGTCCATGTCCAGGCTGACCCGGGTGATCTCGGCTACCTGTTCGGCGCTCAGCTCGTTGAACAGGCCAAATAGCCAGGTTCCCAGCACGCGCTGATTGTATGAATAGTTCTGATGACCAGACGCGCCATCATTAGCGGTTTCGGGGCCTTCCACCGGAGCTTGTTGGGTTTCAATCCATGACTGAACGATATGGTTTCGTCCATCTTCCGTAGCAGTTGAGTACACGCAGGCAAACTGACGCACCAGATCTGCAGTCATATTGTCCCGATAGCATTCTGGCCAAACCTGCCGGATTGCGCGGATCACACCCGCCGTTACCCCGCCAGTAAAATTCACTACCGCCGGATCAGTTAGCGCGGCAACAACAATACTTAAGGTTTCGCTGTTATTGGCCAGAACCGCCTCTTTGACCTCGCTCAGTTGCTGAGAGTCAATGTGCTGCTGGTCAAACAACCACGCGGTAGCAATCTGCTCCGGCAAGGGTAACTCGCGGATAGATGTCCATCCGTCGTCCTGCCCGGAATCTTCCACGTTATCGGCTTGCCCATTCTGAGTGTTGACGATAAGGGTCGGACTCCACGAGCGACCATCTTCACCCAGGGTGTAACGATCGCACCAGGTATCATCCAGCTCGCCCTCTTCCGGGAGATCGTCAGCGACATGCCAGTCGGTGCGCTGCGGCAGCTGGTAGTCAGCGCCACGGCCAACAGCAATATCGGCGTCGTCGAGAATGTTGAGGATCTCGCGTTCGGCGCGAGAGTCGGATTTAGCAGATAGCCAGCAGAAGAGGTTTTTCCGCTCGGATTTTGCCTTAGCTTTAATCACAAACGCAT